TCTTTCTCGCGGCGCTCGTCGTGCCAAACCTTCCGCATCTGCTTGAGCTTTTGTTTGACCTCGTCGTCATAAGCCTCTAGGTCATCTTTCTCAAGCTCCTCTTTGAGAGGGGCGGGCAGTGGTTGACGGCCACGATCCTCTTCAGGTGTGTCGTCTTCTATCTCGACTTCGACCTTAGCGTCCTTGTCACTTTCCATGGTGACACTAAGTTCATTAGTCTTTTCGTCGGGAAATTTAAATTCATCTTTTTCAAATTCAGGCATCTTGTCCTCCTGTTACTTACGTTTAATGCCGCGAGGGTCCATTACCGTTGCCTCTACTGAGTCATCGTTAATGAGTCGAAACTCGCGTCCGTGGATTAACAGCCGTGTACCGGCGTTTGGCCTTACCAATACAAAGTCACCTTTCTTGCACCACGGTCCCGTGGGAAATCGAGAAGTGTCTTTGTAACAGTCTGGGCCTAGCTCAACGACAAATAGAACCGTCGTTAAGATTTCTTCGTAGTGAATGGTTGTATCTGCTTTAACCAATCCACTGTCGTACTCTTTTTCTACTTCTGGTATTGCACACAGAATCCTGTAGCCCGAGGGCTTTGGAAGCTGCCTTGCTTTCTCTTCGTTGGTTGCTTCTAGGTTGATTGCGCCTACTATCTGCGGTTTATCGGGATTTGTGCCGATAAGGATTTCACTCATCAGAGTTCTCCATCTTTTGTTTAAGGTCTAATGCGTACCCCCTTGCAGTGAGCAGACCCCGGATCTCACCGCAAATTCTTTTGTATTCCTCAAAACTTTCACACTTCCCTTCTGCCAAGAAGTCTTTCAGTTGAGAAACCTTTTCGTCTGTTTGTTCGACGATTACTTCTAGTTCAGTCATTTGTTAGCCTTTGGTTGTTGGGGCTGTCTTTGTTGAATTTCTTTTTGATGTGCCTGGCTCGACAACTGTTTTGCAATGTCTACGCCCATGCGAATGATTTCCTTCTCTCGGCCATCCCGCATTTCGGCTGCGGTGCGAATAGCTTCAAGCTCTGATTCACTCTGTAACTTCTGTTTCTGGAACTCGGCCTGCGAAATGATCCGACCGGCTTCGATCTCTTGCTGACGTTTACGCAGCTCAATATCAGCCATGTCTTTCTGTGCCTTGCGCTGAATCTCTGCTTGTTTCATCGCAAGCTCTTGCTGCTGCATCTGGATGATCGGATCCTGGGCTTGTTGTTGCGCTTGTTGTTGCGCGACTTGAGCCTGGTTCTGAGACAGAAGCCGTTGTGCGGCTTGAGCCAGCATTGGTGCCAGGCGAGCTTCGACTTCAGGATTCATACCAACCTCTTCGCCCATTTCATCTTCTTTGGGCGGCAGGTTAAAGCCAAGCTGTAGCTCGATCTGCTTGCGGTACTCCATACCCAAGTGGTCATTGATATGGTTCATCATCGCCGCTTGCATCTGACCGGCCATCGGGTTGTCTTTTAACAACTGCTGGATCATCGGATCCTGCATGGCCGACATGTGCACCGTGATATGCGCCCTGTGATCTTGGTACGAGAATGCTTTAACCGGCTTGTTACGGAGAATGTTTTGGTTCTCTGTTACGGGATCTGCTGGCTTCTGATCCTCATCCATCGGCACTAGCTTCTGTGCATCTTTAACTCCAAGCACATCGAGCATTTGTCTGTGAAGTAGTGGCAGGTTGTATAGCTGTGGAGCCGCCTGCGCCAACTGCATGACCGCCTGATACTGAACGATCTTTTGCGCCATCGTCGAGGCATTTGGGTCTGAAACCGGGATAACATCAACATCGTCATAGTCTGTTTTCTTCGCTCGACGGTGTCCGTCTACTGGCTCATAGCTGTACTCATCAGGCGTGTATGCCGCGATGATCTGCTTGAGTAATCCCAGCTCTTGCTTCATCGAGTAATGAACGCGAGCTTGGACCGCCGACATTGTTTTGAGTGTCCGCTCAAGAATAGCCAGCGTAGTTCCCACTGGTGCCTGGGCAGACATATCGGAGATCTGAAGATCTGCCGTGTTAGCAAACCTACGACCTTCATCAATGATGTTTTGGAACAACTGGAAGAGAGTCTGACTTGGCTCTTTGTACGGCAGCGGCATCAGGTTGTCTTTAATAGACCCCGATGGAACGTCTACGTCTCTGAACTCTCCAGGAGCTATCGGTGTGTCATCGCCTTTAACGCGCAGACCCCGCGCTTTAAAGCCTCCCGGCAGATTCGCCAGTGTTCCTGCATCAACCAACTGACGAATGAGAGAAGTACCAGACTTGGCAAAAGCACCAACAAGGTGAATAAGGCCGAAATAGTAAAAACCAAAGCCGGGAACATATCCGTAATGTACAAAATGCTGCCGCTTCGCATACGTTTCATCGTCTGGCTCCCAGTTACGCCGAATGGCTAGGATCTGATTTGATCCTTTCTCGATGGTCACTACATACGGCAGCGCAATACCCGTTAACTCGCCGTTTTCATCTCGATGTTCATGGCCCGGCAGGTCCAACTCCACGTGCATTTCAAGAATCTTGTAGCGCGAGTCGGTTGAAGCACGGAATCCCAGCTTCTCTGCGATCTTTTTCTCTACTTCATCTAACATATTGTTGGGGGGACCAAGATCTATGTCTGCATAGAAGCCAGAAACTTGTAATCGGCGCAGTTCGTTTTCTGTTTTACGCATGACATGGGTCACACGCTCCGCAGATTCAAGATCTGATGCGCCATAAGGCACAACAATGTCTTCTGCCGGGACAAAAATAGAGACTTGCCGCTCAATACTGGGGTCGTAATAGACTTTTTTGAACGCATTACCTGAAAGTCCCAGGCCCCAGAGCATCCGCTCATGTTCGGGCCGGTACTCTTTCATGACATCCATCAACTGATAGTTCATGTCGTCCTGCACACGCTTTGCGGACTCTTTTTTCTCAGGCGTTTCTTTGCCGATGATCTGTGTTTTCACCGGCCCGGAGGCGGGAAACGTGGACATCATGGTTTCCGACTGGAATTTCACCAGGGCTTCAGACAAAAGCGGGTGATACACACCGCAAGCGCCTTCCCACGGCTCAGCCCGGTCTTCTAATTTCATTCCAAGAAGCTCTAGGCCGTCTACATATGTCTGTATCCAGTCTTTTCTGGAGGCTACGTCTTCGTCATAGTCGCCAATCAACTCACCGGCAAGACTTGCAACGACTTCATCGTCCATTGTTTCAACAAGATTGGCGTTGAAGTCTTCATCAGTCATCTCTTTTTTCTCAAACTCAATCTCAAGATCACCGATACCAATCTTGACCGACTCGGGATCTTCGATTTCGATCTCAATATCGGGTTCTGCTGACATCTCGGGCATCACGCCGAGGGGAGCTTGACTCAACGACTTTTCAATAGCCATGATTTATCCTTCAGTAATAAGGCTCGCGCCTTCTAAATTGTTGCGGTTCATCTTCCATGTCTAACTCGACACGCACAAACCCGCCCTTTCTAAATCGCATCAGCGCCAAAGAGACGGTATCAACATAGTCATCGTGTTCTCCGCCAGGAAAAGACGCAACTTCATCAACAACTTCTTCGGCCCACCTCTTATTAGGAGCCCAAACGCGCCCAGAGGCAAATATATCGGAGATTGCATTCAATCTGGTAATTTTGTCGTTACCTCTCACAGGCGTGAAATCCTGCACTGGGATCCCCATCGCCCTTAATTCATAGATCAACGGCGCACCAGACGCCTTCTTTTCAATAATTACAGAGTCTGGCTCCCACTCTTTGTACTCTTCTATCGCTCTTCGCTTCAAAGTCGGGAACTCCATCCTGTCTCTGAAGGCATTTAGAAGAATGATGTTCGTCTGTTCAATCCCGTTTTCATCAGGATGTTGAAAAATTCCCCATAAAGTACACGCCGAGTAGTCAGCTCGGTTGTTTGCTTCAAAAGCTGTATCCCACGCCATCAATGTGAACTCACAATACGGGGGACTTTCCCCCTCCCAGACGTTCCACCACTCTCTTTTGATGATCGCCGCGGACTCAGATGTCGGGTTTTGTTGGTACTGCGCCATCCATTTACTGTTGGGCAGCTCATTTCTCAGTGCTTGGAGCTCTTCTATCGGCCAAAACTCAGGCCACAAAGGCTTACTCGACGGCAAAATGGCAGGAAACTCTATGACTTCCCACTCATCGCCCTCCCTCTGAGCGCTTGCCTTCAATACCTGACCCGTCAAATCTCGCTTTGACCACCTGGTGTTATGGCTTACAAAGCCATTTGCTATGAAGTTTTCTGTGCGATCTATCTCAACATCAAAAACTTCTTCGGTGCCGTCAGGGATTATTGAGATTATTGGGTCTGCTGTGAAGTCGGAGGTACGCCGCAGCTTGTTCAAGAACATCTGGCGTCTTTCCGTATCCAACGGCAAGGTTGCAATCGTTGCATAAGAGCCCACGGACAAGTCCAGTGTCGTGGCAGTGGTCAATGCAGAGCTTCCCGTTCCAGTGAGCGCGAGTATTATTTTTTGTCGGGGGTTTACCACACACATCGCATAGGTTATTGCGCTCTTTAACCATTGCGTCGTACTGCTCAATGGTAATTCCGTACCGGTGTTTGATCCGATGTTTGCGTGCTTCTTCAGAAGATTTTTTTGGTATGTATTTTTGATGATAGTGTTTTGCACACAACCCACGGCTTGACACAGGCTTTGAGCAGCCTTCCTCAGAACACCTAACACCTTTCCACATCCCATGACTTCCCATAGGCCGGTACGGTGCGTCTGGGTTTTTTCGATGGTATGACTCTCTTGCGCGGCATGGCCCGCACTTTCCGGGTTTAGTTTTCGTTTTGGAGAGTCTATTGCACCCTTCAACGATACAAGCATATCCCCCGGTTTCAAATAAGCTAGTCGAGTCCATTCCAACACTCCTTCGTTCATTACAAGAAACGGGTGCCTCTTGTTTGCTCGGAGTATTTTACCAGATTGTGTTTGTATCCGGTATATAGAATCAACACCACTTGACCGCCAATTGTTTACCTTTGATACAGTTAGCTTGCCTTTTTCAAACGTAGCTACTCTATCTCCTGGGCGTACATCTTTGAGTGGCTTTTCTTTTCCATTTGCCATGAGCACCGGCGTATCACCGGTCATGCACATCACAATAACAATCGCTCCACCTGGCTGTAACCGCTGTCTTGGACCGGACGTAAACCACTCATACGTCTTGTCATAGATCTCAGGATTGATCTCGGCGAGCGCCGCCTCTTGTTCTGAGTGCGGATCGTCAATAATCAGTAGATCGGCACCCTTACCTGTAACAGCACCCCCGATACCAATAGCAAAATACTCCCCGTTCGCATTCGTAGACCACCGTCCCGCCGCTTTAGAGTCTTGCCGTAGTGCCACATTTGGGAAGATCTTCGTATACACGTCGCTGTCTACAAGGTTCCTGACCTTCCGGCCAAAGCCAACAGCAAGTTCTGCCGTGTGGGACGTCTGAATAATCTTCTTATCAGGGAACCTTCCCAGGAACCAGGCAGGCAAGAGAAAGGACGCGAACTCCGACTTCGTATGCCGTGGGGGCATATTGATGATCAGCCTCTTTAATTTCCCCGAGGCGATCTCTTCAAACTTCTTCGCCATGACAGCATGGTGTCTCCCCGAAATAAACCCAGGCCACATGGTCTTCACAAAGGCTAAGAACTTCTCTTGTCCCTGTTCTCTCTTAAGCGCGTCTTGATACTGAAGCGCCATCTCTAAAAGAGACGCTCGATCCCCATCGGGCAGTTGATCTATCAGCTCAAGAATCTTCGGGTTCAATCTTATGTACTCTCAAATAAGCAGGCCGAACAGACCTCGCCCTATTAGGCAAACCCTTCAAATGCCCCGCCCGCAAAAGGGACCGTATCTTCCTATGCACATTCCCACGCCCCTTGTCTCCGGTAATCCGCATGATGTCATCTATCGAAGGCCCGAACCCAAACTTGTTCCACCAGCCATCAATGACCTGATAAATCTCTCTCTGCGCGTCTGTCATGTCTACTGTAACTTTTGTTACAAACTATACCGTTGTTACAAACTATAACAATGTTACGTACTGTAACAGGGTGTTACAGTTGAACCCACTGTAACAGGCTGTTACAGTTGGAACTGAGCACTGTAACATTTGTTACACCCCACCTTTTTCGGGGGACCCATTTTCGATAGGGGGGGTGTTTTCTATAACGTCCTCGTCGCCACTGGTGGAGGTTTTGGAGGGGGGAGGGGGGTCGAATTGGGTATGCGAGTCAATGTGCGAAATACTATGCGTAGTATTACCCGCCGCATCGCTGAGAATCTGGGGGGTGGGGGTGGCACCCTCGTCGCCTGCCGCGTTTCGCATGGGGGCGGGTGTTAGCTCGGCCAGTAGATCATCCGCCTGCACATCGATCGCGTTCGATTGCATGGCCAGTCTGAGCGTGGCGAGTAGTTTTTCTTTTGCGTCTTCGGCGTTCGTTACTTTCACAACCTCTCGCCGCTCAGTAAATGCCGCGACCTCTGTCACCGTGCCCAATGCCTTCAATGCCTGCACGCGTGTAGCGGGTGGGAATTCCTCATTGAGAGCCGCTTGGGTTAGCTGGTGGATTACCAGAGCGCGCAAGTGAGCGGGGGTTTGATACTTCTGCGCCTCCATTGCCGCCTGTATCGCTTCCACCTGAGTCTGAATGTGTGGCTTCTTCGCCCACTTGCTTCCCTGGCGTGACTGGTTGTCCTTCTTT